GGTGATGCTATGTTTATTGGTACACCTATGGGTCGTAATCACTTCTATGATTTGTATCAGTATGGTGAACTTGGAGAAGACCCTACATACAAGTCGTGGCATTTTACGTCTTATGATAATCCATTGCTAGACCCTGAAGAGATAGACGTAGCAAAAAAGTCAATGTCTAGTTATGCTTTTAGGCAAGAGTTTATGGCTTCGTTTGAAGCACAAGGCTCTGAGATTTTTAAAGAAGAATGGGTGGAGTTTAATGAAGAAGAACCTGAAATTGGTGATTACTATATTGCAATCGACTTGGCAGGATTTGAAGATGTCAGTAAAAAGAATCAAGGAAAAAATAAAAGACTTGATAACACAGCGATAGCAGTAGTAAAAGTAAATGAACAAGGCTGGTGGGTTAAAGAAATCATCTATGGTAGGTGGGACTTAAACAAAACAGCAGATAAAATATTTAATGCAATAGACAAATACAGACCAGTAGCTGTAGGTATTGAAAGAGGTATTGCAAAACAAGCTGTGATGTCTCCTCTGATGGATTTACAAAAGAGAAGACAGAAGTTCTTTAGGATTGAAGAACTAACTCACGGTAATAAAAAGAAAACTGACCGTATAATCTGGGCACTACAAGGTAGATTTGAGAACGGATATGTGTCATTGAATAAAGGTGAATGGAATAATCAGTTCTTAGATGAGCTTTTCCAGTTTCCTAATACAATGGTACACGATGACTTAGTAGATGCACTAGCATATATTGACCAGTTAGCCAAAGTACCTTATCATTATGAGGACTTTGATTTTGATGAATTTGAAATGTTGGACACTTTAGCAGGGTATTAAAATATGGAAGAAAAAGATTACAAACAGCAAACAGTAACTGATTGGGTAATGCAGAAATGCGATAGTTGGAGAGACCACTATGACTCAAACTATGCTGAGAAACACGAAGAGTATTACAGATTATGGAGAGGTATCTGGTCAGGTGAAGATTCACTAAGACAATCAGAGCGTTCTAAGATTATATCTCCAGCACTACAACAAGCAGTAGAATCATCTGTTGCTGAAGTTGAAGAAGCAACCTTTGGTCGTGGTAAATGGTTTGACATTAAAGATGATATGCAAGACCAGAATCCATTAGATATTCAATTTTTACGTAATCAATTAACTGAAGACTTTACATTTACTAAGACACGTAAGAACGTAGCAGAATGTATCCTAAATGCTGCAGTTTTTGGTACAGGTGTAGGTGAGCTTGTCTTAGAAGAAAAGACAGAAATTAAGCCTACTACGCAGCCTATGATGGAAGGTGAGCTAGAAGCTGTAGGTGTTGAAGCAGTAGATAGATTTGTTGTTAAACTTAGACCTGTTCTTCCACAAAACTTTCTTATTGACCCTGTAGCTACTTCAATTGATGAAGCATTAGGTGTAGCAGTAGATGAGTTTGTTCCTGTACATCAGGTAGAACAAGATATTGAAGCAGGTATTTATCGTGATGTTACACTAGAAGTAGCACCAGTAGATTATGATTTAGAACCTGACCAAGAATTACAAGCATATCCTGAAGATAAAGTAAGACTAACTAAATACTATGGTCTTGTACCTAGAGATTTGTTTGTAGATGCTATTGCTAATTCTGATGAAGAAGAAGAAATAGTACAACTAAATGAAAAAGAAAGTGATGACAGTATGTACGTAGAAGTTATTATTGTTATTGCTAATGGTGGACAGCTACTTAAAGTAGAACAGAATCCTTATATGATGGGTGATAGACCTATTGTTGCTTTCCCTTGGGATGTAGTTCCTTCAAGATTCTGGGGTAGAGGTGTATGTGAGAAAGGATACAACTCACAGAAAGCATTAGATACAGAACTACGTGCTAGAATAGATGCTCTAGCATTAACGATTCATCCTATGATGGCAATTGACGCATCTCGTCTGCCACGTGGAATGAAACCTGAGATTAGACCAGGTAAGATGTTGCTAACAAACGGTAACCCTGCTGAAATTCTACAACCGTTTAAGTTTGGTGGACTTGACCAGACTTCATTTGTACAAGCACAATCACTGCAAACAATGGTACAACAGGCAACTGGTGCTATTGATGCAGCTGGTATACCTGGTTCAATCAATGGTGATGCAACTGCAGCAGGAATATCAATGTCATTAGGTGCTATCATTAAGCGTCATAAACGTACATTGATTAACTTCCAAGAGTTATTCCTTATCCCTATGGTACAGAAGACTGCTTGGAGATATATGCAGTTCAATCCTGATTTATATCCAGTATCAGACTTTAAATTTGTACCATCATCTTCACTAGGCATCATTGCTCGTGAGTATGAGGTAACACAATTAGTACAATTGCTACAGACTATGCAAGCTGATAGTCCAATGTATCCAATGTTAATTGAATCTATCATAGATAATATGAATTTATCTAATAGAGAAGAAATGATTGCTAAACTTAGACAAGCAAATCAACCTAATCCTGAAGCTCAGCAAGCTGCTCAAATGCAAATGCAAGTACAGATGGCTAAAGAACAAGCCACTGCTGCTGCACTTCAAGCACAAGCTGCAGAAGCTAATGCTAGAGCTCAGAAATATGCAAGAGAAACTGAATTTACTGCTTACGATGCAGAGACTGACCGTATAAAAGCAGTAACAACTAATCTTCAGGCAGGTACTGAGGATGATAAAGAGTTTGAGAGAAGATTAAAAGCTGCTCAAGTTCTTATCAAAGAGAAAGAGGTTAACTTAAAAGAACAACAACAAGCACCTCAAGTAGTAGAACCAACACAGGGAGAATAGTGAATGCTAACCCAAACAGAAATGCAAAAAATTGTAGACCAAATTAATAGTATCTTTAGTCAATTAGACAATAGAATAAAAAAATTAGAAGAAATTAATAAAAAAAGTACAAAAAAGACTTGACAAATTAAAAGTTTTGTGGTATAATAATAATATATATGACTATTGATGAACAAAAGTATTACGATAACTACTTTGATTTGTTTAGTTCTAAAGGTTGGAAACAACTTATAGAAGAATTAAAAGAAATACATTCTTCATATCAAATAGAACATCTTAATACTATTGAAGAGTTATATAAATCAAAAGGTGAACGAGAAACTTTATCACGTTTACTAAACTTTGAGAATGGCATCGAAGCAGCCTATGCTTCATTACAATCAGGGAACTCTGATAATTAATTGAGTGGGTTAATTATAAATTAGAACCTGTTTTTTAATCTTCATAATGCAAATGCACGGAGAAATGATATGGCAACAGTCTTAAACGAAGCGACAGAAGAGCTAGAACTAGCAGAGAATGAACATTTAGAATCATTTGAGGACTCAGAAGAGCAACCCTCAGAACCTGAAGAAGTTCAAGCAGAGACAGAAAACGAAGTCGAAGATATTCCTGAGAAGTATCAAGGAAAATCAATCGCAGATATAGTAGCAATGCACCAAAATGCTGAGCAATTGCTTGGTAAACAAGGTCAAGAAGTTGGTGAATTGAGACGTATTGTAGATGACTTTATTAAATCGCAAACCGTTGAAAAAGAAGCCCACGCAGCACAAGAATTTACAGAAGATGACTTCTTCTCAAATCCTAAAGATGCTGTATCGAAGCTACTTGACAACCATCCTAGTATAAAGCAATCACAGGAATTAGCTGTTCAGTTAAAACAACAGAACACAGTGAACCAATTAAAGGCATCACATCCTGACTTTATGGACATTATTAATGACCCTAAGTTTGCTGAATGGGTAGGTAAGTCAAAGGTTAGAACTAAACTTCTTAAAGAAGCTGACCAACAATATGACTTTGATTCTGCTGATGAATTACTTTCTTTATGGAAAGAGCGTCAAGCAAATGTTAAGTCAACAGTTGAAGCTGATAAGAAGGCTAGAAAGAATAACGTTAAGAATGCTTCTACAGGAACATCTAAAGGTTCAGGTGAAAAATCATCAAGGAAAATTTATAGACGTGCTGATATTATTGAGCTAATGCAAAAAGACCCTGCTCGATACGAAACACTTGCTTCTGAAATCAGACAAGCGTACGCAGAAGGTAGAGTTAAATAACAATTATAAAACAAGGAGATTAAAATGGCAGACGTAGCTTATCCAGGTGCAACTGGAATGACAGGCGTAACGGAAGCTGCAACTTTTATACCAGAACTTTGGTCTGATGAAATTGTAGCTGCTTACAAGAAAAACTTAAATATGGCTAACCTAGTAAATAAAATGTCTATGGTTGGTAAAAAAGGCGATACACTACATATCCCTAAACCTACTAGAGGTTCTGCAGCTGCTAAGGCTGAGAACACAGCAGTAACTATTCAAGCTGATACTGAATCAGAAGTTACTGTATCAATTAATAAACACTATGAATATTCTCGTATGATTGAGGATATTGTTGGTGTTCAAGCTCTTGATTCAATGAGACGTTTCTATACTGATGATGCTGGTTATGCACTAGCTAAGCAAGTAGATGATGATTTATTTACTTTAGGTAAATCAGTTGGTGACGGTGATGGCTCTTCTTGGGTTACATCAAACTCTTACTACATTGATGGTACTTCAGGTCTATCTACATATGCTGCAGATACTGTAACTACTGCTGACGTATTTACTGATGCTGGTTTTAGAGACCTAATCAAACTTATGGATGACGCTGATGTTCCTATGGAAGGTCGTTTCTTAATCGTTCCTCCATCAGCTAGACGTGACATCTTAGGTATCTCTCGTTACAACTCTTCAGACTTTGTAGATGGTCGTTCTACTCAGACTGGTTTGATTGGTAACCTATATGGTATCGACATCTATGTTTCTTCTAACTGTCCTACTATCGAGACTGCTGCTGAGAATTCTGCAGACGGTGCTGTTAAAGCAGGTATTTTAGGACATAGAGATACATTTGTACTAGCTGAGCAAATGGGCGTACGTTCACAAACTCAGTACAAGCAAGAGTATTTAGCAGACCTATTCACTGCTGATACACTTTATGGTACACAGGTTCTTAGACCTGAAACAGGTTTTGTATTGGCAATGCCTGCATAAATAAAATATAATTAGGCAGTCTACACAGGCTGCCTAGTTACATTGTTCCCCACCAAAACAGGAATGGAAGATGCCTACAGATATTCTAATTAAACGCTCTACAACTGCTAGTAGCGTTCCCACAACCTCAGACCTTTCTACAGGTGAATTAGCTGTAAACACAGCAGACAAGAGGTTATACACTAACAACTCTGGTACAATAGTAGAACTAGGAACTTATCCGTCTACATTAAATGTAACAGGT